TTATTCAATTTCAAGATCATCAATCTTTACTTCAAGCTCCATGCTGGTCGTAAATCCATTATCTGGGCTGACCGAATGCATCAAGGTGGTAATGGTCCATTCGGCATCGTCTATGGGCTGCTTAAACCCCGTCACCTTCACCGGCATTTCGGTATAGAGATCGGCCCGCCCTTCAGCGAGCTGCAGGGAAAATGAAGCTACCCCGCGCTGCAGACGTTCCCACTGCATTTTTGCTGCGCGCTCTGCATTGCTGCGGTTAGCGTAGGTACGATTAAGAACCAGCACGTTTTCATCCGTTCCCACCAGATAATCCCCCTGTTTTGCTTCCGGCTCTTTAGGTTTGGTGGTTTTCTTTCGGCGACGCTTAACTTTGGTTGTCTCTTTTTTCCTGGGTTCACGGGTATGCAGCCAGCTGGCGATAACGCCGGTATAGGCGCCACGATCAGCCAGGGTAAAACGATGACCGTCACCGGCTTTACGCTCAATAGTGATAACCGGCAGCGGCTTACCGCTCGCCGTTCTTCCCTGCCCCTGGCGGATAAACAGCAGGTTTCCATCCTTAACGGAAGCAATCGCCCCATACTGTCTCGCCAGTTTCATCAGAAAACTTGCATCACTTTCATTGGTCTGGTCCATATGATCCAGCGCCTTATCCGTCAGGTCTTTACCCAGCGCCACTTTGAGGTTATGCCGGGCGGCGATGTCCTTGACCACATCCCCCACCGTTGTCTGATGCCATGATTTTTCGCGCCGTGTATTGAGGGTTTCACGGAAATCTGCGCTACGCGCCCTGATGGTCAGCCGGTCAGGGGCACCGCTGTGTTCAATTTCATCTACGGTAAAAGCCCCTTTAGGGAAAAGCGGCTGGCCTTTCCAGCCCAGCGCCAGCTGAATCACAGCCCCACGTCGCGGCAGGGCGATCAGCCCGTCGGCGTCGTCCAGCTCCAGATCAAGCTGGTCCGCTTCAAAGCCCCGGTTATCCGTCAGTGTCAGACTCATCAGGCGGGTATCCAGCACGGTCGTCACGTCCTTACCTTCAATGACGATACTGAAAGCCGGGCTTTTGCTGTTCAGATTCAGGAGATCAGAATTAACGTTCACTGCAGCAATCCTCCAACCGTGTTTTTAATCTCCCCAATAGCAGAAGCTGCAGAGTCCTGCAGGTTGCTGAGCTGGTCACTCAGGCTCCCGAACATGTCAGAGAGCGACTCATCAACCCGTTTGAGGGTGATCGTAAACTCAATGCGCCTGGGCATTCCGCTGGCAAAAAACTCCGTCTTTGTCTGGCTCAGACTCTCAATAACAAACATGCCGTAAATGGTTCCACTGCCTTGAATCAAAGGCCATGCCTTGCCCAGTTCAGCCATTTGTTCAAGCGCCAGTAATGACAGTCTGCCGCCGGTCACTTCCGGCAGCAGAACCCCGGATAGTGTCAGTGAGTCGTTATCCGGGCCAAGAAACTGCGTTGACGGACGGCGGTTCACCCGGCTGTTGGCGGCGTGTCGCCAGCTGCGCTGATACTGCAGTTCCTGATAAGGGACAGTGCGCAGCATAAATACATATAAACCCAGTACCATCATCATGATTCATACCCCCCCTGATCGCTGAAATTGCTGCGCGCTTTTGCCCTGGCCCGGCGCTCCCGTTCGTCAAGCTGGCGTGCCACTTCACGGGCAATATCCTGCGCGTTCTGCCCAGGCTGAGCGACAATATGAATGGGCGCATTTATCTCATAACGAATAACCGGCGGCGGGCTATCTGCCTTAGCAAGCGGGGGCTGGTATGCCCTCGCAGGCAAACTGAACGGATGAAGCGGAGCCGCTTCTGCAGGTGTCGCAGCTACCCCCATCACGCCAGCAACGACAGAGGCCAGCGCAGCAGTACGCCGCCTGCTGGTAACATTTGCCGGTCCGTTCACAATTTCAGGACCATTTTCTCCGACAATGCCAAACTGCCCGCGTGGAATGATCCCGCCCGTGTCGTACATCCCCGCGTAAGCCGGGAACCCGCCTGGCGGAAGCACCACTTTGCCGTCACTGTTCACTGTGGCGGACTGCTGCTGCGTAACCTGCGCAGGTAGTTTCGCCTTTGCCGCCTCCTTACTAACAATACCGAGCTTTTCCAGCAGCCATGACACACCGGATTTAAGTGACTCAAGTGGGTGCATCACCATATTCAGACCTTCCGCCAGCGCCTCACCAAACCGACGCCCCATTGCAGCTGCGCTGTTCAGTTCTTCGGCAGTGGATTTAACCGGGGTAAGTAAATCATTGAACCAGCCCCACAAGGCCTGCACCCTGTCACCAATCCACTGAAACACGGGTCTGAGCGGCTCAAAAGCGGCGCTGATGGGCGCAGCAGCGGCTCTGAACCCTTCCACCACGCCCCCCAGAAATGCACTGATGGGCTGCCAGTATTTCCAGATAACCAGCGCCACGCCTGCCAGTGCAGCCACAACCAGCCCTACAGGACTGAGCAGCGCACCCAGCAGGCTACCAACAGCAAATAATGCCACGCGCAGCAAAGCCAGCGGACCAGAGATCAACAAACGCAGCACGCTACCTGTACGTGTGGCAGCGGCGGCTGCAGAAGGTAACGCTTTAACTGACAGCATGGACAGGCCAAACCGGATAACCGCCAGCGGTCCCAGCACAGCAGCCACCGCCACTGCCAGCGCCCCCAACCCAACAGTAATGGCTGCCGTAGCTGCCGCCACTTTCATCAGCGTGCCAGCCAGCACGGGATTCTGCTCAACCCAGCGACGCAACGCCCCGGTCACGCGCTTAACCATGCCCATAATATCCATCAGCGGCTGGCGCAGCGTTTCCCCTAGGCTGCTGAAAGCGTTTTGCGCGCCCGTCTTAACCAGCAACCACTGCGCAGACAATGAATCCTTGTTAATGTCGGATTCTTTCTGCATGGAGCCATTAGCACCACTGCCTGATGTGAGTTTCAGCTGGCGCTGCAGCTCCGGCAGGTTGTTAGCCAGCTTTGCCGCATCATCGCCAAACTCTTTGCCAAAAATCATTGTCATGGCTGACAGGCGTTTATCCTGCGGCAGATTGTTGACCTTCTCCAGAACCCGCTGAATTGTGCCCATGGCATCGGTGGTCATCTGCTTTTCAATCTCCGCCGGATTGAGTTGCAACAGATTCATGCCTTCAAAAAATCGTTTACTTTGCATGGTAGCAATGGACAGTTCACGCACCATGGCATTAGAGGCGCTGGCGGCGATTTCCGGGGCAGCCCCAAGAGAAAGGAATGTTGAACCCAGCGCCGCGGCCTTTCGGAAGTCAAGGCGGTCAGCCACGCCCCCCATACGCTGCAGGACGTTGATAATGTCCCCACCCTTTGACATGGCGTTATCGTCCAGGTAGTTCAGCGCATCGCACAGTTGTTCAATATTGCGCGTCGGAACTTTATAGAGCTGCGCGATTTTCCCCAGTCCTTCTGCCAGTTCATCTGCGGGCAGCTCAAAGGCCGTTGCCGCTTTTGCCGCCGTGGATGCAAAAGCCAGCAGGTCACGTTTCTGCTCTTCGTAAGGATCGTCCTGATTGGTCACCCCCATGCGAGCACCACCTTCAACCAGCGCGGCATAGTCTATAGCGCCGTTCTCCATCGGCAGCTGTTCGCTGGCGGCCTTGATGGCATCCTGCATGTCATAAAACTGTTTTGTGCGGTTGCCATTATCGTCCCGCAGCCCGTTTACCTGCTTTGCCACGCCTTTCATGGCATCTTCCATGCTGGCGTAACTCTTAACTGCTGCCACAACAGGTGCGCCCATTGCCACCCCCGCAGCCGTAGTGGTAGCCCCTGCCCCGGCGATGCGATCCCGCACCTCAAGACGGCGTGAATACTGATCGCGGACGGCGTTCATTCGCGCCTGCTGTTCGCCCAGGCGTTTAAGGGATTTCTGCTGCCGGTCCAGGGCCTGCCGGGTTTCGTCGGCATTCTGCCGCAGTTCCCGCTGCACACTACTGAGTTTTTTCGTGTCCAGTCCGGCTTCATTGAGCGCAAGACGCTGGCGCTGCACCGACTGACGTAGACCGTTATATTTGCTCTGTAACTCCGTAACGCGGTTTTTTGCCTGCTCAAGCAGCCGTGCCTGCGCCGCCGTCGGGCGATTGGTAGCAGAGAATTGCGTGGCAAGTTTCGCAGTTTCTTCGCGTGCGGCTTTCAGGCTGTTACCGGTGACTGCCAGCTGCGCGCTGGCCTTGCGGAAACCGTCAATACGGCCCGCCTGAGCATCTAATTCTTTTAAACGGGCGCGGCTTTGCTGAATGGCTGCAGCCAGCTCTTTTGAGCTGGCCTGCGCGGATCGAAATGGGCGGGTGAGCTTGTCAACCGCATTAAGAATCACCTGCAGACGCAGGTTGTTGTCACTCATCGCTGGCCCCGCTTCGCTGAATTGCCTTATGCCGCCACGCCAGCACCTCAGTCAGCGGCATAACGTCAGTGATGGATGGCGACCAGTGAAAGATGGTGGCGATGTCCGCCACAAGATCATCAATCGTCAGGCTGTCGGTAAACCGGCAAGCACCGACCTCGGCAACAAAAAAGTCACCACCTCTACCGACAGCGCGGTGAGATCGGCGGGGTCCAGCTCTGCCATTTCCTGCGCGGTCAGCGTCGGGGTGGAGATTCGTGGAATCACAGTCATCATTGCGCCCACGTCCATATCCATAATGGCCTGCAGACGGGTGCCACGCAGTGCGCCGGACTGAGGCTTGCGCAGCACAATTTCGGTAATTTCAGCTTTACCGCGCATGATGGGAGTATCCAGTTTTACGGTCTTTTCAGTCAGCTTGTCGCTCATGTTCGTATCCTGTTAATGAAATACTGGCGCGGCTGCCCGCGCCGTTAAGGTTAATCAGAGGCCGAGGGCATTACGGTGTTCTTCCATCAGGTCCATGCCGCCAACGATTTCTACCATGTTGACCAGATCGACCTCATAGAGCACCTCACCATTAATGGTCAGCTTCGCGTAGCTGTTGGTACTGCTGACTTTGGTGCTGCTGCTCTCGCCGGTTTTCCACTCGCCGGAATCCACTTCTTTATGGCGCCCGCGCACAACCAGCTCAACGGCCTGCACTTCGCCGGTATCGTCACGCTGAATGGAACCGGTGAAACGCAGCTGGATGCCGTCAACGGTTGCCTTGCCCATCTGCTTGAATAACAGCAGCTCGGTACCGCCGATTGAAAATTCCGTGTCCAGTGCACCGTCATCCAGCCCCATGTCCACATCCACTGCGCCCGGCATACCGCCGCCGCGATACTTCTCAAACTTGCGGGTAAATTTCGGCAGGGTCAGAGACTCAACGATCCCCTGCCAGTTGTTCCCGTCGTTGAACAGGTTCAGGTGTTTTAACTTGCGTGGTAAAGCCATGATTCCCCCTTATGCAGCGACACGGCTGGCAAAATCGACCAGGTAACGATCGGTGATGCGCTGGCGCAGCATCAGGTTTTCAAGCGGAGGCACCGGCGTGTAGTCATAATCGATGGTCAGTTTCCCGGCTTTAAGGGCGTCTTTATCGTTAACAGACTCATCCAGCCAGCAGTCACCACCAATCAGGTATCCCTGGTTGACCAGACTGCGCATCTTGGCGCGTAGTCCTTCAATAATGTCGCGGGCCAGCGACGGATTAAGCACGCCATCCACCGCCCACATGTGCGCCTCCGCCATAGTGTCAGCCAGCACCTGCGCCGTACGGGTGTAGTTCTCAAAAGCAAACAGCGGATCGTCACTGAGACAACGGGAACCCCAGAAGCGGAAGCCGTCTTTGCGGATCAATGTGGTGACGTCATTTTTGTTCAGCAGTCCCGCATCGGTTGCCGGGTCCTGCAGATCCCAGAACACATCAGCGGAAATGCCGGTGACACCGTTCACACCCACATTGGACAGGGTTTTATGCCAGCCGATCTGCTCGTCGATTTTGGCACGCAGGCCGAGCGCACGGGCGGAGGCGTAAGCCGTCGCGTCTGCTTTCAGCACGGTGTCAAAGTTGATGAAGTCAGGCCAGATCAGCATTCCCTCGCGCTGACTGAAATTCTCGCGATAGGCAATAGCTTCCTCCACCGTTTTGCAGCCATTAGCAGCAAGGTAGGCAAACCCGCGCAAGCTTTGCGCCACGCCCAGCAGTTCAGTAGCAACGGCCTGAGTGTCATGTCCCGGCCCCCCAAGAATGCACGGCTTGACACCGAGCTGCGACTGCGCCGACAGTAGCGCTTTCATGCCCGTTTTCTTACCGTCGGAAGTTACGCCGCCGATAATATTGGAGGTGGTTTCCGCTTCGGTTTCGCCCTGCGCCACACGCACAACGACAGTCACGGGTTTTGCCTGATCTGCAATCGCGTCCAGCGAGCGGGCCAGCGTGCCGGACTCCCCCGCTTTACCGCTGGCGGTGAGCACATCAGTCAGCAGGACCGGCTTATTGAGGGGGAACACGGACGCATCAGCATCATCGCCGGTGCAGACCATGCCCACGATGGCAGTGCTCACCGTGGTAATAGGTCGGGTGCCCTCGTTGATTTCAACAACGCGCACCCCGTGGTGGTAATCCTGAGCCATAAGGCAGTCTCTCCGGTTGACAGGGATACCTTATGTTCTGGTTGCCAGGCGTGCGGCGCACGCATTTCACGATGTGTCAGTGCTGGTACAATATCGCCACTTTCAACGCGACTGATTTACAGGGAATTTCTTGTAAAGAGTGGAAATGCTAACATCAAAAAGTAATCCAACACGATGACGAGTTTCACCGGCGGCAAGCAACCGTCCGGCCTGCTCCCATTGCTCCGGAGTGAGCTTTGGACGCCTGCCACCGACTCGCCCTTGCGCCCTCGCAGCGGCAAGTCCGGCGCGGAAGTGGACGCTGCAGACTGCCCTGATGATTGCCATGGTGATGGCTCCTGGTGATACAGGGATGGTAAGATTTTACCCGTTTCGGTGGATTGTCAGGCTAAGGCCGAAACCACCCGAAATTACTTAACGATGCAGGTAATGCTATTAAGGACTGGCGCACAGAATTAACGTTGGGAATTATCAGTGATGAAAATAAAGCAGCTTTAATTCTGTGGATGAATTATATCAACGTTCTTAAATCGCTGGACTTAACTGGCGTTTCAGACGAGGCCACTTTCACAGCAATCAGGTGGCCTTCATTACCACGGGAGTGATTTACTGGCTATCAATATTCCTGCTCATCAGTTTCTTAGGCCATCTACACATTTATTTTGGTACGAGTTAAAATATTGCAAAAAATATCAAAGCTTATTATTTTTTCTTTAGGTAAATTTTCGCTCAAAAAACTTAATTGTTTATTCAATGATGATACAGCGTGAACTATGCTGGAAATGAAGGAAGTCAACAGTATGGATAATCTGAATATTCACGGGTGACATTATGAGACATCGTATATTTTTCCCATTGCTTCTGGTGTTGTCGGCTACAGCCTTTTCGACATCGGCGATGGCTGCCAGTGATTCAAAACCTCCACCAGATAATACAAAACACTCTTCCAGTGGCTGGCCGCCAATGCCTGCCCCATATATTCGCCCACCATGGTGTGACAAATGGCCACAAGATATAGAGAAACCACTGGAGTGGTGTCAGATTTGTGGTTGTTAATTTTTTACAGAAAACTATAACAACCATATCAGGACTGATGGTATATCTGGTCATTAAGTTTCATCAGTTCTTACTGAACTGAATATTACTTCAGGCTGGCATGTTTTATTAACGTCAGCCTGATTTTTCACAACGTCATATTACTGGCTTACAGGTACATCAGGCCAGTCAGGATTTGTGGTATCTACCCGGTTTACCAACACCCTGTATTTTTTCCACTCGTCGAGCTGCACTTTCTCATCATCTGTTGCGATTTCAAGATCAACAGCATCCTGTAATGGCGCGATTTTCTCCGCTGCTGTTTGCAAAAGACGGCTTTTGGTTCCTTCAGCTTCACGAAGTCTGGCCGCTGTTTCAGCCACTTCGTCTTTTACCCACGCCTTACCATTCCATTTCTGATATTCACCATCAGGTGAAACTGATGTGACGTTTTCAGGTAGCGGACCGGGAGAGGAGATATAAACCTGATTGCCGGTTGTTGTGTCGTAAACCGTCTCGCCACGGTGGTCCTCATGCAGACTCCACATTTCGGTTTCAGCGTCAAATACAGCAATATGACTGGCGGGAATATCAGGGGGTGCAATATCCGTACAGTTTGCCGGTAATCCCGTGTGTGGCGGTATATACGCATCACCTGCCCCAATAAATTCATTCGTATCTGAACGCAGGTTATAAATCGTAATTGTCCGCGCTTTGCTGCTCATTTTAAAAGTCATTATGCAAGCCTCACTATGTAATTAAATGCAATGTTTTTAACCGTTGTTTCCTCATTACCGTCTGCGTCCACAATAACGACGTGGCCGTGTGGGCCGATATATACAGTGTGGTCATGCGGACCAATCCATGTGGTATGTGCGTGATCGCCATTCCAGCTTGTTAACTGGTCATTGCCATCATGCTGGACGCGAATTTTTCCACCGATTGAATCACCACCGTATGTGCCGCCCGCCGAATGGTTATGACCGCCTGTTGTATTAGAGCTCTTCGTTCCGTAATCAAATGACGACGTACCTTTCGTTCCCAGATCGGTATCCTGCGCTCTGGCGCTGTGACTGTGCGATTTGTTGCCATCCAGCTCCTGAGATAGCACAGCGCGCCCGCTCGCGGGCTTGCCTTTGATTGTCCAGCCGCGCATGTCCGGAATAGTGCCGGATGGATATGCTATTGCCAGTAAGGGATAAACGTTCTTATCAAATGCTTGCCCCTGCATCAGGGCGTAACCAGCAGGGATGGTGTCAGACGGCCACGGAAGGGGAACGCCGGGCGGACACGACATCAGGGGACGCCAGGTAAACCCGGAATCATTGGTTGCGTCCCAGCGCGCGCCAATCCAGGTGTTACCAACTGAGTCTGTTATCAGAACGGCGCAGCCGTCTACGCAATCGCGTTTGGCAATCACTTCCAGGAAAACATAATCGTTTACCGGCAATATTGTTGCCGGAGCTTTATTGCTGGCAAACCGGCGAGCACCAGACGGCAGAATGCTCAAATCATCGGCGGTACTTACCCACATAACGGGCTGAGCACCAAGACCGGTCTGGGTGTCGTCTATAGCTCTTTTGGCGGTGGAAATACGGATGTCGTCACCAGCGGCTACAGTGTCTGGTGTGGTGCCGACGTTGAGTGTAGCGCTGTTGCCAAGCTGGAGGGACTGACGGGCCAGCGCTTTATCTGGCACATCATTCAAGTTCTGGTCTTTTTGCATGGCGCCAGTGGCCAGATTTATCGTTTCGCCTAAACCGAGGTATGCAAGAAGACCAGCTACATCTTTTCCGCTTAAATTCGTCAGTGTATTGTCCAGCGGTTGCTTTCCAGCCAGAGCGTTTATCATCGTCGTGGCAAAGTTCGGGTCATTCCCCAGAGCCGCTGCCAGCTCGTTCAGCGTATCCAGTGCTGCAGGCGCAGAATCCACTATTGCCGCGATAGACGATGCCACAAATTCCGTGTTTGCAATCTGTTTAGTGCTGTTACCCGCCGCTGGCGTCGGTACCTTTGGAATCCCTGTGAGTGTAGGGCTGTCCTTCTGCGCATACTGTGAATGCGGGTCCGGCGCAGCAAGATGCTTTGCCATCAGGTCGTCTACATATACCTTCAGCTCCAGCGCCTTATCATCTACATATTTACGGGTTGCCAGCACTACTGCAGTGTCAATTTTCAGGGTGATGTTATCGGTGCTGCTGGTAATCAGTACCATGCGCACGGTCTGCGTACGTCCGCTCCCTTCTGTCAGCTGCGGCTTGTAGCTCTCAGGGCAGTTACCCACGGCGATCAGTGCGCCGGTTTCATCAAACAGGCCGACCTCACGAATCCACCATCCCCCCTCAGTTTCCGGGATCACTTGCTCAGCAATAATCTGGCTGCTGTTCTGCGGGTCGATATACAGCATATTCAGCGCTGCTCGACGCTTCTCAGCAACTAACGCGGTCTGTTGCGCGCTGGGTGTGGGCAGCACACCGCCACCGTCGCCCACCGCCATATGGGTAATTTTCAGCGGGACACCGAGCGCGGCGGCGCTTGCCAGTTTCGCCGCGCCGATCTCCGTCAGCAGGGTATAAAATTTTGCGCTCATGGATTCACTCTCATTGTGTCAATAACATGGACCGCCCCGCCCTCATAAGCGGTGCCGCCGGAAATAATGGTTTCGTTGATATACGGGTAGATCGTGATTTCTTCGCCGGTGTAGGTGGCTGCCCCCACAAAATACGGGCCACCTGTCTGCAGGTTGATGGACATACCAACCAGATGACGGCTGCATGGTTTGGCATCGCTTATCAGGCGCTCAAGCTCCAGATAGGTGTCTTCGGTGATACCATGATCCTGTACGCCAATATCCAGACGGAACGTTCCCGGCGTTTCGCCGGTCTGCCACCACTCAATGATGCGGATCAGGAAGCCGAACGGCTCCACCACGCGCCGCACGGCGCGGGTTGTCCCCTTGTGCTGATGGATATAAAAAGCGTCCTGCACAACGCGGCGCTTGACGCTTTCTGTCCAGCTCTCATCCCAGCGGTCAACAGAAAACGCCCAGGCCAGATAAGGCAGGAATCTGATCGGGCAGGTTGCCGGGTTCCACAAATCACGCAGCGATACCTGCAGATCGGAAATCCCGCTGCAGGTCTGCGCCAGTCGGCGCTCAAGCGGCGACGAACCCGGCGGCAACAGACTATTCATCCGTGCCCCCGTTGGTAACGCTCCATTCAGTACAGGATGCCGCCTGCGTCTTATCCAGCACCACATCCTCCAGAGGGGACGTTAGCTCCACACGCTGGACGCCCTCCACGTGCAGCGCGGCATAAATGGCGCTGCGGCGGATATCACGTCCCAGCCTCGTCTGACTGGCGATGTACTTCTGCAGGCTGGCTTTTGCCGCCGCCATAACAGGCTCCGCTTCCGGCCCCGGATAAAGAAAAATGGTAGCCTCCACCCGGTACGGTATGATCTCCGCACTACGAACCGTCAGACGGTCAGCCACCGGGCGTACACTCTCACTGTTCAGGGCTTTTTCAACCACATCCAGCAGATCTTTTACTGCTGTACCGTCACCCTCCCGGCTCAGTACGGTAAGTACCACCTCTGCAGGAGCCGGACTGGTTGCGCTGGCATCTGCCACACGTCCGTCCGCACTTCTGGCGTGAAATTCATAGGCTCCCGTCGGGCCAGCAACGGACAGTCCCTCAAATGCTGCAGGGATGCGCTGGCGCAGCGCCTCATCATCTTCCATCACTGCGGCGACCGGCGGTACTGCATCATTATCAGCAGGCACTACCGTCAGACGTTTCACGTTGCAGTTGGCTGCCAGCTGCTCAAGATCATTTCCCATCGAATAGGCCACCATCACCGCCTGCGCAGCTTCGTTAATACGCTGGCGCAGCAGGATTTCGCGGTATGTGCTTTCCTGCAGCAGCTTGGTGACGGGTTCAGATTCCAGCGCCAGCGTGCGCCGCACCGCGTCCTGTTCATCCACAGGATAAAGAGCCACAAAAGCGGCCTTGCGCTCAGCCAGCAGCGTCTCAAAATCCGGCACGTCCACTATCTGCGGCGGCGGTAACCGGGAAAGGTCAATGACTGCCATTGTCTGCTCCTGTTGATATGGAAAGGGAAACCGGTGCTCCGTTATTACTATGTCCCGTAAGCTCAACCACCATAGAGCCGTCAAAATTGCCGTTGATGGTGATGGAGTCCAGCGTAAGGCGCGGCTCCCAGCGGTTCAGCGCCACATAGACTGCAGACATAATCTGCAGGCGCAGTGCCGGGTTCTGCGGCTGGTCAATCAGCGCGGACAGCAGCGAACCGTATTCCCGTCGGGCAATGCGGCTACCCTGCGGTGTCAGCAGAATATCCCGCACCGACTGGCGCAGATGGTCTGTATCCGCAAGGGCCTGCCCGTCATTCCGGCTCATACCGATATACGGCGTCATACCGGACCTCCCGATGTATCCCCGCCTGACTTAACGCCAGTGTGACCGTGTTTATCCATCACGACCCCGTTAGAACTCATTGCGCCGCCGCCCTGGGTGACGCCGCCGTTGATCACCACCTCGCTGTTAATGCGTGTTGTGTCAGCCTCCACCACAAACTCACCGGTTTTGAGGGTGATATTGTCCGCCGCCTCGATCACCATGGATTTGATACCCCGGACATGCCACCGCCCGGTGGCGGGTTCGTACTCAAACCAGCCCCCGTCCGGGTACTCCGTCACGCAGCCGTCCACAGAATCCGACGGCGGCGCAAACTGATTGGAGTAGATGGCGGGCAGCACAAAAGCGGTTTCCAGATTGCCGCCCATGCTCAGCACCACCACCTGCTCATCCGGCGACGGGCACCACCATGTACGGGCACTACCGGCACGCAGCGTCAGCCAGTTAATCCAGTTAGTTTCAAGCTCACCCACTTTCACCCGGCACAGCCAGTTTTCCCTGTCCACTTCGGTCACGGTGCCGGTGCGGATCAGGTTGGTGATAAGGCGCATGATTTCTGTGAGTTGTGCGTTCAT